CCATTCAGTCCACCAGTCGCTTCCTCTTGCTCTTGCACCATTAATAGGAGGATCATCCTGAATAAGAACTGAATAAACTTGGTTGCCGTGTTCCCAATCTATTGTTGCTTCGCCTGTAAGCATTCCTTCTTCACAATCAAAAGTCAAAGGAAAGTTATCAAAGGCAGAACCAAACACAGATAATCTGTTCCAACCTTTATTCCAAATGCTATTTTCTAAGTCTAATGCTGCTATTGGCGACCAAATGTCTGTTACTGCACCGCCAGTGTTTCTGTAATCTCTTCGTGTAAAAGCATAAGTTTGTGTAGGATAGAAAGTTATTTGTTTATCTACATTGCCTACGGTCAAAGTTCCGTTAGATGGCTCAACAAAGTCAGAAGAATCAACTGACTTTATGTTTTCGCTGGAAATGTTCCCATTAAACTGATCTATTACAGCATCTCTGTTTTCAGTTAGACTTAATGTTTTGACCTGTTCGTTAGGTCTTGTTTTCATTTGTGTAAAAGTTTTAGCCATTATTTATTTCCTAATAAGGTTGTCCCGCAGTAGAGGTTCGCTGGTTTAGTGGCTTTTGATCTCTGGTGTCGTAAGTAATCGAATAACCAAGTAGATGATAAGTGTTTCCAGAACGAAGCCTAAATCTCATAGCATCAACCAAGCCTGTGTTAATGTCCCAACGAATAACTACTTTTCTTGGAGACTTAACTTGTGAGGTTCCAATGGTAAATGGATTTTTTGTAAGTGTTACATCGTTGTTAAAAACTGGATCTTCTTTTGTAGTAAATAAGACCTCTGGTTTAGAAATCTTTTGACTACCTGCTTCATACCAAGTGCTATCGTAGTCATAGCCCCAATCCAAGTTTATTGGATTATCTCCATAAGTTACCATTTCACATTCTACTGAAAATGCTCTATGTTTAACAGAAGCATTACCAAAGTCAAACCAGTTTGATTCCCAAATGTTATTTATCGTTGGTGTGTGGTTTGTTGTAGAATAGTTGTAGCCATTTTGATCTGCACTATTCAGCGTCCATTCCTGCCCCCAATAAGGAGCAGCAGACCAAACTTGTAGATTTACCAAATAACCTTTTGCTCCAATAGTAGTTGGATCTGCTGGAACCGCACCTAATAGCCAAGTAGGATTAGTTCCGAAAATAATGTTTCCAGCAGCGTCAGTGTCTCCGCAAGTGAACTGCCATAGATATTCTTGTGTGTTATCATTTGTGCCTCTGAAAGAAACCTGTCCTGTTTTCTGGTGTAGAACTATTCCTCTTACTGGCTCTTCTCTACCTAGTCTTGGAAAATGGCACCAGTATTCTTTTTCTTTGTGTGAATAAACAGCAAACGATTTAGCAATAGCAGCATCATTTATTTTTTGGATTTCTTTATTTATTTTGTCTGTAAGGTTTCTGATCTGGATAGTTGAGCCACCGTCTAAACCACCTTGTAGAACAAAGAAGCCATCTCTGGAAAGAAACACAACACCAACATCAGGAACAAGTTTTATTGTGTTTACTGCTTTGGTTCCAACATTAGAAGACAAGTTTGAGATAGTGTAGCCACCAGAACCATTTGATCTAATAATGTCGATTGCTCTTTCTCTGAAAACAAGCAAGTTGTTGTAATAGGCATAAAGACCAGTAATGTGTCCTCCTGTTGTGTTTCCAACATCAAAGTAGGAAAACTGCCCGAACTGTTCTGGGATACCATTATCAGAATAAATAATCCTTGTTGGATGGGAACCACCACCAGCAAGCCACATCCTACTATCCCAAGCCTCACCAGTAATGTAGGTTGTAGAAATAATGTCGCTGTCTGTTAGTGCTGGGGCTTCTAAAACCAATGCTGTGTCTGGAATAACATCAACAAGTTCAGTTGTGCTGTTGTCTCTAATAGTAAGACATTCATAGAATAACTGATCTCTTGCATTATTATCGTAAGATTGTCTTTGGTTTTTGGTTCTGTAAAGTTTTCTTGCTACTGTTCCTTCGATCCCTGTTGGAAAATCTGAAATGTAAATCCCAAACTTTACCTGTTCCTGTGTCGCAGAACCAATAGTCCAAGACTGTGAGCCAACTGCTCCTAATGGCGATTCTGCTCCTGTATCCAAAATAAAAGACATCCGATAAGAATAGTGATTAAAATCTCCATTTTCCGTGTCTCCAAGTCCCAAAGTAGAAGAAGCACCAAAGTTAGGTGAAGCGGTGTTCTGTTCTAACTGCTGTGATGTGGCGGGATCTAAATAAGAAGGCTTAATGTCTACAACAGAAACCTCTGGTGTAGGAATAGTAAAACCAAAGTCTCTTGTCTTAGTTCCACCATAAAACCAGATTGGTTTATCAACACCATTTATGATAAGCAGTTTATTTCCAAAGGGAATGTATTGTGTGCCTATCTCATTTACTTTTGGAATGTGTCTGAAAGAATCTATGATGTAAATGTCGTCTTCTATGTTTCCAAGCGGCAGACCACCTTTATTACCAAGAGCATAATAAAGATAACCTCCTTGCTCTATCAAATAATAAGTCTGTTCTGTGTTTTGTTTGTTCCAAATGTAGAAAGAATCAATCTTACTACCAAGCCAATACTTTGGAAAACCAATAGCATCTTGCCCGTTGTAAGGATTTGGTGCCCTCCACCACGGCTCTATGCCTCTATCACAAAGCCAACCAAGACCATAAGGATCAACACGAAAGTTTCTAATGTCTTCCGCTCCACCAGAACTATCTTTCCAGTTTTGGTCTATGTCTGGGGCATTACTAAACTTTACTATGTTTCCTTTTACAGCCATTATCAGCCCCCTGTTTTTAGACTTGCGTAATCGTAATAGAAGAATCTATTACCAGAAAGGTTAAACTGACCTCGCTGAACCAAACTATCTTGGTGGTCTGTGTATCTTTTCTCTAAACCTTTTATTTCTTTATCTATTCTGCGACGGTAGTTGTCTGCTTGCGCTGACTGTCCGATCTTATCATAGAGCGTTTCCAAAACTTTGTAAACAATAAGTTGGTGATATTCGTGAGGCATTTGCGGTGAATCAGTAGCAAAGCCCAAGTGTGAAGGTTTGTAATAATAACGAGCGACACCTTCTCTCAAAAAGTCTTGGTTTACTTTGGAAAAATCATCATCAGCGGCTTGTCTTGTTACCTCACTGTCCCAACTATCAACGCGAGGATAAGGTCTAATGCGATTGTATTGTCCGTCCATTTCTATGTAAATGGGATTGCCTGCGTCTATCTGGTTAAACTTTGTAATGGTTACTGATGGAGCGGTGTCTGCGCCAATAACAGGAGACAAGTAAGTATCAACATTTCTAACAGAAGAACCAGTAGGATTGTTAAAGGTTCTCCAAACTGGTAGTCCAAGTCTTTCGCCAGTAGTTCTATTAAAGTTTGCGTTCCAAAAAACTATTTTCTGCAAACCTTCGAACTGTGAAGGCTGTGTGTCTTTGGATTGGAAAAGATCTGCCTCAATAGTCTGATCGTCCCAAGAAAGAAACTTAATGTCGAAAGTGTAAGAAGCACCTTGTAGTGCTGGATCAAAATAGATTGTTTTTGGTTCTGATAAAGCACCAGCCTTACCATCACGAACAAAAGCCCAACAAACCTCTAAGTAAGTGCCGTTTGGGAAGCCCTCAAAAAGAACATTAGGCGTTACCACTACATCAGTTTTGTAAGCCTCTGGAACATAGAAGGAGGGCGACCAAACATAAGCCTCGGCATAAGAAGCAGCATAATCCATTCGTAGGTTTAGTCTTTCCTCAGATTTAGCCATAAGACCAATAAGTTTTCCGTAGGGAGGATAAGCACCAGCACCATTAGTCATATTTGGAACATCTCTGTGAGCCAAAGTTAAAAGTTCGATGCTGTCTTGTGGTAGATCATAATAACGCTTTTTAATCTTCCAAGTTGTATCAAGAGGTTCAGTAGTTCCGTGAAAAGGCTTATCAAGCAAAATGTTTGCTTGGTTCACGATCTTAGAAATAGTGTATTCATAGTTCTGGATTTCTATTGGCTGTCCCTCAAAGTCAGGTCTTAGCAATCTATCTATCGGAAATGAGAAAGTTACCTGCCGAGAACCTTTTGTTACTGTTGCAGGATTTATTGTTGTGGGAGCAACAACATCTCTGGTAGGAAGAATGTCAGGAATAAACTTAAAGTAATATTCTTTCGTAGCAAAGTTCCAACGCTTCATCATCCAAATGTAATAGTAAGCGTCGTTGATAAGTTCGTCAACTTGATCGTTGTATTGTTGTAGTTCTGGGGAATAGTCAGTAATGTTCTTTACTTTGTTCCGTAGGGATTGTAAGTTCGCCATAGTTTTATCCTCTGTAATAGATAGTAAAAGTCAAGCACAAAAGCCCCTCCCCCAAACACAAGTTTTAGGAGAGGGGCGTAAAGTGTTATGTTTGGATTTTTCTATTTATTAGAAAGCACCGCGAACATAAACAGTAATGGTAGCAGGCGCACCAGTCGCGTCGAGAGCAACAGCGACCTGTGGATCAGTAGCGGCAGCAATAGTCGCAGCCTCACCAGCAGTCGCGCTGTGTGTTAGAACATCGCCCTGAGCGACAGCAGCAGTGTTAGCCTCGCAAACGCCACGAATACACACCTCAACCTTCTCACCAGCATTAGCAGCAGCAAGAGCAACGCCGACGCAGCAAGAAGCGGTAGTGTCGGCAGAATCAGCAGGCTTTACAAAGAGAGCCTTGTTAGCGTCATCTGCCTGTGATGCATCAAGCGAAACAAACTGTCCCGCAGTAATAGCACCAGCAGCGAGGAAGGTTTCCACCTGTCGTCTATCCATAACCGCAGTTCCAACGGAAACAGCGGCACCAGAAATAGCATCAGTCCCAGACTGCTCTAAATACTGGATTAGTGTTGATGTAGCCATTATTTATCTCCTTTTTAGTTTAATGTTTTACTATCAAGCGTTTCCAAGAACACCTTGACCGCCGAGGTGATCGGCAACCAACTGCACCTTAACATAAAGTTGAGCGGCGCGAGCGGTAGTTCCGCTGATGTGTTCGAAAGGACTAACAGCAAAATCACCTTCACTATGGAAGACAAGTTTGATGCCGTCGTAGTTTAGCATATAAGCGTCGATGTTCTGACCGACACCGAGAGAGGAAGCAAAGCCCATCTCTGGATCTTGCTCGGCAACAGCACCGTTAAAGGCAAGAGCCATTCTACCACCGTCAAGTTTATCAGTCTGAACGAAACGCTCCTGAGCGAACAGAAGGTTACGATACTGGCTGAAAGCACTGTCGCTCATAATGAGGTGTGAAACATCACCAGAGGGAGCAACGCTGTTAGCGGCAATGTAGAGGTTGTAGAGGTCAGTCATAGCGAGCGTTCCGCCAGCATTAACGAACTGGTTTAGCCAACCAGAAACCTGAAAAGTAGACTTGCTGATCCCACCAACAACGCTGTTCTGAGCGGAAGGTAGAGGAGCAGGAAGGATAGGCTCCAAGAAGCCAGTAGCAGAACCGATACCACCGACACCATCGTCACCGTTTAGTGTGTTGACTGCGGAAAGAACGGTAGAATCACCACGAAGGATCTGCTTGTTTAGTTCGCGACGAAGCATTCCCATAACGCTCTTCATTCGGGATTCTAAGATCCGAACGATTGCGTATTCACCGCTGTTCTCCATTTCCTCTTTGCGTGTAATAACGATTGGAGCGGTAAAGTCAGCCCATTCGTAAACCGCTGGACGAAGAACATCATTAACAGCGAGGGAAACAGGCTCATAGCCAGTAGCCAACTGTGTAATGGTAGAATGCTCGGCAATCGAGAGAGGACGCTGGATCTTGATACCACCGCTTTCAGTCTCAACACCGCCAGCACGACGGACACCATCAAGAAACGCAACTTTCTTGTAAAGGTTATCAACCTCACTATCACGGATGGAATATAGTGTGGAAGACAATAGATCATTACTAATAGCCATTTTATTATCTCCTTATTTTATGATAAATGGTTTTGGAATAAAGTTTATCAGGTGTTCTGTAAAGAATCTGTTTTTGTTTGTTCCGCCATTTCCACAAATAAGGTGACGC